CTTCCGTGACCTCTTTAAAGGGTACACAGATGATAAGGACGATCTAGTCGTTGGGGCTGCTTACGGAGCCCCTGGGGCGTTCCCTGAGCCTACGCTCAGGGTACCCCCTCAGGGGGCCCGCAAGCGTCCCCAGAAGCGGAGAAAGGGGCCGCCTCCCCGCCCCTTTCGGGAGCGGGGTGAGAAGCTCCTTCGCCGCCTCGTGGCCCTTTCGGACTCCGAGGGGAAGACGCGCGTGGTAGCCATTCTTGACTATTTTAGTCAGACTGTGCTCCGGCGCGCCGGCCTCTGGGCGTTCGAAATTCTTAAGCGCATTCCTCAGGACGTGACCTTCGCCCAAGGGTCCTTCGTGGAGAAGGTTCAGGGTTGGGGCTCTGGCGTGATCTATCACTCCATTGACCTGACCAGTGCAACCGATCGTTTTCCGATCTGGTTTATCACTGACCTTTTCCGCGTTGTCCTTGGTGACAGGTGGATCTCCTCCTGGGAGACCGTTATGGTTGGCTATCCATTCCGTTGCCCAGATGGCCTCGACAGATCGTACCTCACCGGTAATCCGATGGGTGCGTATTCGTCCTGGCCTTTCTTTGCAGTGGCTCACCATTTTGTGGTGTACCTCGCTGCTCAGGAATCTGGGGTGGATTGGAAGACCTCCCGTTACGTTCTCCTAGGGGACGACATCCTCATCGGGGACCCCCAACTTGCTAAGTCCTATCTCCTTCTCCTGGACCGCCTAGGGGTGGGTGTTGCTGAGGCGAAGACCTTTGTATCCAAAGGATTTTCGGAATTCGCCAAGCGCCATCTCCTCCAGGGGGTAGAGGTTACTGGTTTTCCAGTGTCCTCTATCGTTGACGGCTACAAGAGTATTTCTCAAGTAGTCTCCGCGATTCTGGGAGAGAAGAGAAAGAATCTTAATCCGGTTGGGGGGGTCCTTGGAGCCATCGAGGACCTGGACCGCACCTTCCTCTCCGGCGATCGGCTCGCTACCTTTCGCCAAAAGAGGAGAGGCTATGCAATCCAGGCAGAGGCAGTCCATCAGTTCCTTACTTCCGGGAAAGGGGATGAAGACCTGCTTGGTGTAACCAAGCAGCTTCTCTACCCCTTCCCCTGGGCTCGGGAACACCCTGAGCTATGGACCGATCCGGCGATTGCCAGACGTCTCTGGCTTCAGGCGTGTGAGACTGCCCTCTGCAAGTCCGCGGTCCTATCGAACAAGAAATCTCCTGTCTATGCAACGAAGATTGTCGAGGCTACAATTGAGAGAGTCATTGAGTATGGGACTCTCGGAAAACTGTCGGCCTCTTCCTTCGAGCGCAGGAGACTTCCTCGTGTAGGACCGGATGGCCGTCCACTCCCCATGGTCACGGTAGAATTCAGGGAAGGAGGTCATTGGGGGGATACCTGGTGTCTCCCGATCCTGGGGGCCCTCTCCCGCCTGTCCGCCACTACCCATGGAGCCGTCTCTGACGTTCTCCAAGGGTATAGGCTAGACAAGGACGGAGGTTGGCCTCCTCTGATCCGGAGCATCGGGTATTCCCTTCCTGACTTCCTTGATTCCCGGGCGCCTGATAAGACGCTCCGGGTCTCTGTTTCCTACCGCCTCGCCGAGCTGATTATTAGGGAGGCAAAGGTTGCCTGTTCGGGTCGTGACGTCACGGAGGGCCTCGCGGATCTCCCGGGTCCCGGTGTGAGGATCTTTCCTCTCGCTGGGAACCCGGTGTTCCTCGGTCCCCTTCATGAAGTCCACCATAGGGAGGCTGATTGGATTTGGGGAGTGCTAAAACCTTCTTATGGCACCCCCCGTCCAACAGCCCCCCCCTCTGGTGGTGACGACCCTACAGGCTCCCCTCCTCCAAAATAATCCGCCCGGGCTACTATGGGAAATGGTGTTGG